CCAGTGGCAGAAGAAGTCTGGTAACCGTTATAGCAATATTTCTGGTGCAACTTCTGCAGCATACACAGTTGCTACTTACGCAGCTACTAATGCTGGAACATACAGAGTCAAGATTAATTCAACCAATGGTGGTAAGGAACTAATTTCTGACAACGCTGTTGTAACCACATCGTAATATGAATGAACATTACTGAATTGACACCAGATAACTGGTTATTCTTTGCTATTCAAAATTATAATAACCCGTCGTCCGTCACTTATTCAGATTTTGAGGAAGACTTAAAGAGATTTAAGTACATCAAAAGACTGTTTAAGAGATATGAGACGACGGGAGAGCTTAAGACTCACCTAATACTAAATCATGTGATCGTACTGTATAATGTGTTTGGTGAAGCAGGAACACCACTGCTATTTTATAAAATTGAGGCAACATACTGGTCACAAATCAAGGCATTTATGTTGTTCCTAAATAGATTACCACCCCACATGAGCAAAGATGCTGACGAGGAATGTCTAAGACTACTGAATCTAATATGAATGAGATGATTAACTCCGCTGGTGATGGTTCTGGACTCCAGTTACCTCCCGCATTTGTTATGGTAAATCCTAGACAACATCGTAAGTATAAGAAAAATAATGAGAAAGTGGATGGTCGTTCTAAAGGAGCGAAAGATCTGTTTTCCCGTATTCAACGTAGAAAAATGAAAGAAGAAAAAGAAACACAAATTCTTGAGTACACCGCTACTGAAACCGAGAGAGCTCAGAAGTCTATTGGACAACAGAAAAAATTGTCTAGACAAAAAGACTTACAGAAAAAGCGTGGTGAAGCTAAAGAAAAAATGGTGCGTAAGTCTAAAGAAATGGACACGCTCATGAAAGCAAGACTTGCTGACTTTAAAAAGAAAGCGTCTGTTCAAACTAAAAAATTAAAACGTGAAGAAACTGAAGTGACTAAAGAAATCATGACTGAAAATCAGGATGTAGTACAGGTTGCATTAGATGTTGCAACTTCTGAACTCAATCCACAAGGCGAACAAAACTTCGCTAAGATTCAATTTGGAGATGGATCAGTACAAAACCTAGATAATTTTTCAGCAAAACGTATTGCTGCTTGTTATGCACAGTTAGATGATACACACAAGCAACAGTTCCAATACTTGTTGAACAAAGATGCTTCTACTTATCAAACTGCTCTTGACTTTGCCGTAAGAAACGTATAAAGTTAAACAGATGTCTGATAACATCAATACAGCAATTCTAGAAAGATTAGAAAAAGTTGTTGACACCTTACAGGAAAACTCTGTAAAGATGGGTCAACTACTTGCTGTACATAATGAAAAATTAGACAAACAAGATAAGGTAGATGAGGTTCTGTTTGAGAAGCTAGACAGAATTACCACTGACTTAGCAAGAGAGACACTTGCTATTAAGAAAGGATGTGAGAGAGACATAAGACTGGTTGATGATAGACTTCGTTTGATGGAGAAAAAAATGTGGACAATAGCAGGAGCACTATCTGTGATCTGCTTCCTTGTATCCACACCAGGTCAGGCACTCATTAAAAACTTGACACCTTCGGCACCACCTGCTAGTATATCTGCAGTGGATATGCCTCTTAGTGAGTTTTCTTGACGTAAAATATATCAACTTAATATCCCCTCGCCTGACTCTTTTCAGTCGCAAGAAGGCAGACCTGTATAATTTCAGGTGTCCTTACTGTGGTGACTCTAAAAAGAGACGCAACAAGGCTAGGGGATATTTGTTTAAGATTAAAAATAATTTTACGTATAAATGTCACAATTGTGGCGTTGGTAGATCACTTGCGAACTTCTTAAAAGATCATGATGTAAATCTTTATGATCAATATATCATGGAGAAATTTAAAGAAGGTAGCACTGGCAAGGGGACTGCTACACCAAGTCCCAAATTTAATTTTAGCGAACCAAAATTTGTCAAAATCAACCCTGATCTTGAGAAGATTTCTTCGCTAAATAATTCTCACCCAGCGCGAGTCTATCTTGAAAAACGTGGTATCAAAGATCTAGATTACTTCTATTATTGTCCGAAGTTTAAGGAATGGACAAACAAACAAAAGAAGACATTTGATACCCTGAGACAAGATAGTGATCGCATCATCATCCCATTCAAAGACAAACAAGGGAAGTTGTTTGGATATCAAGGCAGATCGCTAGCCCCTAAGGCAAAGATCAGATATATTACGATCATGCTTGATGAAGATCAACCCAAGATCTTTGGATTGGATAGAGTTAACACAGACGAATCAATTTACATTACAGAAGGTCCTTTTGATGCGACGTTCATTAAAAACTCGGTTGCCATGGCTGGTTCCGATGCTGATATTAGGTCGTTTAATTGGAGCGATCATATTTGGATTTTTGATAACGAACCACGCAATAGAGAGATCGTCGCCAGAATCTCCAAAGTCATTGACAGAGGAGATAAAGTAGTTGTTTGGCCAAAAAATATACTACAGAAAGACATCAATGATATGCACCTCGCTGGACATGATGTGCAAAATTTGGTAGAATCAAATGTCTACCAAGGATTACAAGCAAAATTAAAATTTAACGATTGGAAAAAAGTATGACAAACGGGAACGGAATTAAAGTTCGTAAGCGTGACGGGTCTCTGACCCCTCTGAATCTTGATAAGATTCATAAGGTAGTAGAAGAAGCTTGCGAAGGGTTAGGGAGCGGTGTGAGTGCTTCTGCAGTTGAAATGAATTCTGGTCTGCAGTTCTTTGATGGTATTGAAACAAAGGACATCCAAGAAATTCTAGTGCGTTCTGCTAGTGACCTAATCAGTCTTGATAGTCCTAACTATCAATTCGTTGCTTCTCGTCTTTTATTGTACGGTGTATACAAGCAAGTCTTTGGATCAGAGTGGGTTCAAGGTCTTCCTTCAGTGCTTGATCATTGCTACACATGTGTAGAAAAAAAGGTATATGATTCTGAAATTATTGATAAGTATACATACGAAGAGTGGACTAAAATTAACTCTTGGATTGATCATGACAGAGATACTTTATTCACTTACGCTGGTCTTCGCCAAGTAGTTGACAAGTATCTTGTACAAGATCGTAGCTCCAATGAGGTATACGAGACACCTCAATACATGTACATGATGATTGCTGTAACTCTGTTCAGAGATTATGGTGAAAATCGTTTAGATTATATCAGACGTTATTACAATGCCATTTCCAAACACAAGATCAACATCCCGACACCGATCATGGCAGGGGTCAGAACACCCCTTCGTCAATTTGCATCTTGTGTTCTCGTTGATGCTGATGACACCCTCAATAGCATCTTTAGCAGCGATATGGCTATTGGCAGGTATGTCGCTCAGAGGGCTGGCATCGGCATTAACGCTGGCAGAATCCGTGGGATCAACGCTAAAATCAGAGGCGGAGAGGTACAACACACAGGTGTTGTCCCCTTCCTCAAAAAGTTTGAAGCAACTGTCAGATGCTGTACACAAAACGGCATCAGAGGTGGTTCTGCTACAGTTCACTTTCCTATCTGGCACCAAGAAATAGAGGACATCCTAGTTCTTAAGAACAATAAAGGAACTGAAGACAACAGGGTTAGGAAACTAGATTATAGTATCCAAATTTCAAAACTTTTCTATGAAAGATTCATTGCGAATGGAAACATCACCCTATTCTCACCTCACGATACGCCAGGTTTGTACGATGCTTTTGGCACTGACGAGTTTGATGATCTCTATACACGTTATGAATCTGATGGATCTATTCCAAAGAAAACTATTGGAGCTCAGGAACTTATTCTAGATTTGTGTAAGGAAAGAGCAGAGACTGGTCGTTTGTATATCATGAATATTGATCATTGCAATAGTCATTCTTCCTTCCAAGATAAAGTAAGTATGAGTAACCTCTGTCAAGAGATTACACTCCCTACTACACCATTAGAACACATTGATGGGGATGGCGAAATTGCACTTTGCATCTTGTCTGCTATCAATGTAGGTAAGATTAATAAGTTAGATGAACTTGAAGATCTATGTGACCTTGCTGTACGTGGTCTTGAAGAATTGATTGATTATCAAGAGTATCCTGTTAACGCAGCAGAACGTAGCACACTTGCACGTCGTTCTCTTGGTATTGGTTATATCGGATTAGCACATTACCTAGCAAAAAATGGATACAAATACGAAGATCCAGCAGCATGGAAACTTGTCCATGACTTGTCTGAAGCTTTCCAGTTCTATCTACTCAGATCCAGTAACACAATCGCACAAGAAAAAGGTGCATGTGAGTACTTCTCTCGCACCAAGTATGCAGACGGTATCCTCCCAATTGACACGTACAAGCGTGATATTGACGAGTTCTGTGGCACTGAGTTGAATTATGATTGGGATAGTCTTAGGTCAGATATCAAAGAGTTCGGACTCAGGCACAGCACTCTGTCCGCACAGATGCCTTCGGAGAGCAGTTCCGTTGTGTCAAACGCAACCAATGGAATTGAACCACCTAGAGCATACTTGTCCACTAAGAAGTCAAAGAAAGGACCTCTCAAGCAGATTGTCCCTCAGTTCGGTAGTCTCAAGACTAACTACACTCTTCTTTGGGACATGAAAAATAATGATGGATATATTAAAATTGTAGCAGCGATGCAGAAGTTCTTTGACCAAGCAATTTCTGGAAACTGGAGCTACAACCCAGAAAATTATCCTAATAATGAAGTTCCTGTTTCAGAAATGGCAGGTGACCTTCTTAAAACGTATAAGTATGGATGGAAGACTTCCTACTACCAGAACACATACGATCAGAAAGGAGAAGAACCTGAACTGACTGAAGAAAAGAAACAAAGTATTGAAGATTTATTAACAGACATTTTAGAAACAGAGGAGGAAGACTGTGACAGTTGCAAAATTTAGAACTAACAACGAACCCATGACTAGTGTAGAAGGCATGACAGTATTCAACACTGATGTTGTTGATACTACCAAACAAACAATGTTCTTCGGTCCTCCTCTAGGAGTACAAAGATATGATAAGTTTAGGTATCCTATCTTTGATAAGTTGACACAGAATCAACTTGGTTTTTTCTGGAGACCTGAGGAGGTATCTCTACAGAAAGATCGCGCTGACTATCAAACTTTAAATAATGCACAAAAACACATATTTACTAGCAATCTCAAGTATCAGATCCTCTTGGACTCCGTACAAGGTCGTGGTCCTGGCATGGCTTTCATGCCTTATTGCAGTCTACCTGAGTTAGAAGGATGTATGAATATCTGGCAGACCATGGAGATGATCCATAGTCGCTCATACACCCACATTATCAAGAATGTATATGCTGACCCCTCTGACGTTTTTGACCACATTCTAGACGACGAGAAGATCCTCCAAAGAGCACAATCAGTTACTAAAGCATATGATGAATTCCTTAATGTTGCTCAGGAGTATGGCACTGGTAATATGTGGCGTGAAGGATGGAAAGATTCTCCAACTGCAAAGTGGGAGATCAATAATCTTAAACGAAATCTATACAGAGCAGTTGCAAATGTCTACATCCTTGAAGGAATCAGATTCTACGTATCCTTCGCTTGTTCCTTCGCTTTTGGTGAACTTAAACTCCTTGAAGGATCAGCTAAAATCATTGGTCTTATTGCGAGGGATGAATCACAACACATGACAGTCACTCAGAACATCCTTAACAACTGGAAGAAGGATGATGATCCAGAAATGAGGCAGATTGCTAAGGAAGAAGAGGAAAATGTTTACAACATGTTCCGTCAAGCAGTAGAGGAAGAGAATCTATGGGCAGAGTATCTGTTCAAAGATGGATCTATCATTGGTTTGAATGATAAATTACTACAGAAGTATGTTGAATGGACTGCTAATCGTCGTTTGAAGTCTATCGGACTCAATGCGATCTTTGACACTCCTATCAGCAACAATCCTCTTCCATGGACAGCACACTGGTTATCCTCTAAGGGTATGCAGGTAGCTCCACAGGAGACAGAGGTTGAGTCTTACCTAATCGGGAGCATTAAACAGGATGTCAAAAAAGACACCTTCGCAGGGTTTCAGTTATAACTTTGAAATTGTCTTTGACAAGGAAAAAGAAACAACCTTACAGAAGATAAAGAGGTGGATCAGTAAACAGAAACCACCTTGGAACACCATCCTTAAATATCTTTTTTCATACATAGAAAAATGGTACTGGGATGGTAAAGTCCTGCAAACCATGGCAGGTGTTGATTTAGAAACCAAAAAATTACATGAATTCTGGGAGGAAAATGACAGACAAATCACACCACATAGAGTGGAGAGAGGAGTATTTGGCGAGGAAGGCTGGTCTATCCAAATTTCAAACCCGATTGTTGAAAGAAGGACCGAAAAGTCTGAGTCAAGCATGGCTTTTGGGAGCGATGCATCAGGATTACAAAAAGTTAGTGGGGATCAAGGAACCTCCCTATCGTGAATCTGGTTATCAAACCTCAATGAAAGAATTTTTCAAAAGGCATAGGTAAATTATGAATCTTTGGAAAAATTATAAAGCATCAATTGCAAATATTTTTCCAGATATGAAATTTGTTCAGCGACATGCTGAATGGACTAATGATAAAGATGTGAATTTGACTGCTGATTTGTACTCAGGAAAGCATCTAATTAAGTCAAGACAAGTTGAAATCTGGGATAACAAATCTTGCAGCATCTATAACAACATTCTATATCCTAGAACAGGATCTAATTTACCATGTTTTGGTATGGATCTCATGGGAATGAGTGACAAGAGAGTTGTTATTGTGTTTGATTTCCAACATCCTGTAGAAAAATACTTGTTTTATACACCAGATCTACCTAAAGTAGAAGGAACGTATAGATTTTTTGAGGCAGGTAATCACTTCTCTGATAATCTAGTTGTTAGATACTGTAAACCTGATGAGGTAGACGAACATCTACCGTTGTTTACAAAGTATCTGCAGTATTATAAAGATATGCTAGATGAGCATCAACCAATTGGTACTGATACTACACAGTATATTGACTTTGATAGGTATATGATAAGACTTGATCCTATTTCTGGATATTTGTCTAATAGATTTGGCAAAGAAAAGTCTCATAATTTAATTAAAGAATTCTTTTTCAGTTATGCATAAAAATGGCAAGAGAAATTATTAATGATCTAGCTAATATTATCCGTGAACATCAAAAATCTCTACCTAATATAGAGAAATTAGATGTTAAGGATAAATTTAGAGAGGTTTACAAAGAAACCGAAGATGGTAACTTGACCATTGAAAATGACATGCACATGTGTACTGGACTACGCAAGGTACATATGGAAATTGCCAGTCTAGGACCTCTAGATATCCTGCATTGTATTTGGTATCCAGATCCTGAGTTTGATTTGCCTATTTTTGGTGCTGATATCGTAGCTAATCAGAAGATTGTCACTGCTGCTATTACTGATATCTCACCTGTTGATGATTTATGCCATCCAATCTATGAAGACATTGAAGATATTAGTAGATACTATAGTTTTAGACACAACAGAGAGATTCCTGCATGGGGTAATATTTTTTCACCCTACTGTAAGTTTGCAAGACTAGATGACAGTGAAGAAATTGATACATTTTGCCATGTAGTTAACGAATATCTAGATGCATATGTAGGTGCTGTCTGGAGAGCGACCATGAATTATAATAGAGCAGACGAAAGATACGAAGGACAGATAAATTACTGCGAAAAACAGAAAAAGAACGATAAAACTAGAAAAATTTTAGAGAAATATTTTGGAGAAAAGTGGGCAGATGACTACATTAACGAAGTATTGTTTGACGAACCCTAAATAATTTTAGTACATTTATGGGACAGTGGCTGACTATGAAAATCCTTGGATTTTTAAAGGATCCCCTTTTTTATCTCAGGATATTGGCGACGTGTTCGGTTTTGTCTACAGGATTACTAATAAGGAGTCAGGTAAACAATACATCGGACGCAAATATTTCTGGCAGAAACGTAAACCAAAGGGAGGAAAGAGAAGAGTTACCTCGGAATCCGACTGGAAGCGATATTATGGATCTTGCCCCGAGCTCAAAGAAGATATCAAACTACTGGGAAAGGAATCCTTCTCCAGAGAAATACTTTCTTTACACCCAACCACTGGTAAGGTGAATTATGAAGAAACACGACAACTTTTTCTTCATAACGTTCTGACAAAAGCCTTGACAGACGGCACCCCTGCCTACTATAATTCTAACATCCTCGGTCGTTACTATAGGAAAGACTATTTTGATTTTGGAAATGATTCTGGCGTTGACGCCTGCTGATTATGACCATCTTGCACGAGCAGTGCAGGTAGAGGCAGCACCAAATACTATGGATGAATACTGTGTTGCTGTTTCTATCCTAAACAGAGTTAAATCTCCTAGATTTCCTAACTCTGTTGCTGATGTAGTGTATGCACCTGGTCAATATGAAGGTTTCTTTTATCGTCGTCCAGCAGCAAACCCTCATGTCATCTCTAAACTGAAGAACACACACAAACTTCTGGAAGCTTACAGTATTATTGGTGACAGAACTGACTTTAAAGGACAACGTATGCTAAGATACCGTGTCGCATCAGAAGATCCCATGTGTAGCAACAATGGCAACTTCTATCATTACCACTGGCAGTTCTAACATGATTAACAAAACTTTTACTGGAATCCCTGCACCTGAGTATTTGGATGAAGATCCGTGGTTTGGATACGCACCATACTCAAAATCTCAGCAAGATAAAATGATTGCTCAACTAGTAAAAGAAAATTTAATCCTTAAAGATGACAATGCCAGTGGAGAACTAGACAATATCCATCAAATCATGTATAATCTATCTACACAGTTCAAGTCCTACATTGGTGGATCGGACAACGTTTGGCACTGACTCAATAGCTCAGCGGATAGAGCAACTGCCTTCTAAGCAGTCGGTCGTAGGTTCAAATCCTACTTGAGTCGCCTTGTCGTTGTGGCGGAATTGGTAGACGCGCTGGGTTTAGGTTCCAGTGGATTTATCCGTGGAGGTTCAAGTCCTCTCAGCGACATTAAATACTAAAAACAACACTTAAAATGAAGTATCGTTTGTACAATGAACACCATGTTCATCAAGGAACTTTTGAAACACTAGAGAAGTTGAGAAACTTTTTATGTGAGAGAAAGTATGACACCAATGATAGAACATATATGCACGATACATTTGATTATATCAAAGATATTAAGTGGCATTGGGATATTGAACAGTAGTTGACATTAACTACAAATTACATTATAATTTAGAAAAAGTCCTTAGACTATATACTTAACATCATGCAAATTTTCCTAGACACAGCTGATTATTCTGAGATTAAAGACAGGTATGATACTGGTCTAATTTCTGGCATCACCACTAACCCTACACTAGTTCGTAAGTCTGGTGTAAGTTACTTTGATTTTATTTCTTTGCTCTCTAAAGAGTTTAGTTTTGAAAGTATTTCAGCAGAGGTTAATGGAAATACTGCTAGTGAAATGATTGAGAATGCTCAACAATACATTGCTATTGGATCTGAGATTACAATTAAACTTCCTCTTACTAGAGAAGGTCTTATTGCTTGTAAAGATCTATCTGATGATGGCATTCAAACTAACGTAACTCTTTGTTTCTCTGTTGCACAGGCAGCGATGGCAGCAATGGCAGGAGCAACATATATTTCACCATTTGTTGGTCGTCTTAATGACAATTCATTCAGTGGTGTTGAATTAGTACGTAGTATTGCAAGTTTATATTGCAATCAGGCACAGGAAACAAAAGTTCTTGCTGCTAGTTTGCGTGACGTACATCATGTATCTCGCTGTTTCTTATACGGTGCTTCTGTAGCTACTCTACCTACTAAAGTATTTGATAAGATGTATAATCATGTTTTGACAGACGCAGGTTTGGCAATTTTTGAGGAAGACTTTAAGAATCTAAAAGCATGATAACAATTTACTCTAAAACAGGTTGTCCTTATTGCATCAAACTTATAAAAGTTATGGAGCATGAGGAGTTACAGCATGTTGTGTATCAATTAGATGAAGATTACACTAAAGAGGAATTTTACGAAAAATTTGGTGAAGGTTCTACCTTTCCACAACTTGTATTAGACGGTATTCATTTAGGTGGATGTAAAGAATCCATCAAACATATGCAAAAAGAGAAAATCTGTTGTCAGGTATGATTGAAGTATCACTAGAAGAATTTGAAAAAGATTTTGATTCTTACATGGATAGAATTGAAGCAGGAGAAAAATTTATGATTAGGAGACCTGATGGTAGAGCAGTTGCTGCTGTGCCAGCTAAAGAACTGGCACCTCATACCGAGCACATGAGTGATGATGAGTGGTATAATACTTATAACAATCACGATGATGCATCATGACTAAACCAGAAGTAATCCTTGAACGTTATCCGTATCGCTACGTCAAATGCGGTACACTAGAGATCAATGGTATGCCAGATTACCGCATCCAAAAATACAATACTTGGAGTGGACGTTACAATGACATGTATCTTCTGGATAATGGAATTCAACTTGACTATGCCATGGAAGACTTCCAGTACACCAAGTGGTTAGATCCAGATCCAGAGGTAACAGCATACCCTAGAAAATCAGACACTTGTAAATCACCTTACTTAGAATCATGAGCGTTAAATCACAATTAGAAAAAGCAGAATCAGCAGTCCGTCAGGCATTGATTGCTGCTCTAGCAGAAGGCGAAGACGAGTATCTAACAGAATTGTTTGATACACTTAACAATGTTCGCGATTTGAAAACTAAAATTGATAACACTATTAGGTTTACCGATAATACTGAGGAGTATTACGATAAAATTTCTAGTCCAATCACTGGTAATATTGACCTATCAGATTTAGTTATCAGCACAAAAACAGGAAAAGACTTGGACGTTATGGACAACGTTATTGATTTTCCACTTAGTTTTTCAGATACCAAACCTGGCTTAACCGATTAACCTTTAATAAATACTTCTAGCTTAGAAATATTGTCTTCAGGACTAGAAGTATGTCAAAATTACTTGCGAACCAAATCGCTAATTATGGGGACGATGCTCCCATTGAGATCAAAGAGGGTCTCAATATCCCTGCTGGTAAACCTATTCAGGCAGCAGGGATTTCTGGAGCTTCTGGTCAAGTTTTAACTTCTACTGGGACTTCTATTTCTTGGACAACTCCATTTGACGGGAATTATAATACTCTTACTAATAAACCTACGATACCTGCAGCACAGGTAAACTCTGACTGGAATGCGACTAGTGGTGTTGCATCTATTTTAAACAAACCAGTCGTTCCACCACTACCAAGTGTAACTTTAACTGCTGCTGGATCATCAACTCTTACATATAATGCACAGAATGGTGAGTTTACTTTTACTCCACCAGATCTCTCTTCGTATCTGACATCATATACAGAAACTGATCCTGTTTTCTTAGCACATCCAGCATATCAAGTTACAACACAGAAGATTTCTAATTGGGATACATCTTATGGTTGGGGTAACCATGCTGCAGCAGGATACCTAACATCTTATACAGAAACTGATCCTGTATTTTCTGCTTCTGAAGCTGCTAGTATCACAGCACAAAATAAAACTAACTGGAACACAGCATATGGTTGGGGTAATCATGCTACTGCTGGTTATCTGACAACATACACAGAAACAGATCCTGTGTTCTTAGCATCCGCAGCTGCTGGTGTGACAACTCAGTTGGTATCTAATTGGAATACTGCATATACTTGGGGAGATCATGGTACTGCTGGTTATTTGACAGATCTTTCAACATCATCTATCAATGGTCTTAGTGATGTTTCTATCTCTACTGCTCAAAATAATCAATTATTAAAATATAACGGTACTAATTGGATTAATTTTACACCTAACTATCTAACTACACTTGGATCTGTTGGTGGTCATACTGATGTTTCTTTAACTACACCTTCTACAGGACAACTTCTTCAGTATAATGGATCTGAGTGGGAAAATTGGACTCCTAATTATCTAACATCCTTCACGGAGACAGATACATTAGCTAGTGTAACTGGTAGAGGTGCCTCTACAAACACACCATGTACATTCCTTAATGTAACTGTAAGTGGAAACTTAAACGTTCTTGGTACAACCACACAAAATAATGTTACTACTCTAAACGTAACTAATAATGAGATTGTTATTAATGAGAACCAAGCATCTGGTGGATTAAATGCTATCATTAGAAATGACAGAGGTAGTGATCCTGATGTAGATATTCGTTGGGATGAGGTTGCAAATAAATGGAAGTTTACTAACGACGGAACCACATATTATGATTTACCAACTGCAGCATCTGATCTTACAAACGATGCAGGATACCTAACATCACTCGGATCTGTTGGTGGTCATACTGATGTAACACTCACTACTCCATCAGATAATCAATTACTAAAATATAACGCTGGAGCTACTAGGTGGGAGAACTGGACTCCTAATTACATATCAACTACTGGATCAATTGATAGTCACACTGATGTTGTAGTTACCTCTCCTACTGCTGATCAAGTATTAAAATATAATGGAAGTCAATGGGTAAACACTAGTATTAGCACTACCGCTCAGGTTGTTGTTCAAGATGCAGCACCAAGTAATCCACAATCAGGTGATATGTGGTGGAAGTCTGATGAAGGAACACTCAAGATTTATTACTCTGATGTTGATACAAACCAATGGGTAGACGCTTCACCTATTGGTGATCCATTTGAGAACACTTATGCGAGTATTGCATTCTTCCCTCAAGCAAATGTTAGTAAAGGTGCTTTTGCTTTCTCAGAAGCTACTGATGCAATGTACTATTCCAACGGTACAAGTTGGACTAACCACAGAATTGTTACTACAAACAGTGCTACTTCATCAGATTTTGCCACACTACTTGCCAATACACAATTAACATATTCTGTTAGTGCAGTTGATGATCCTGGCGCAAATGCTGATAAGAAACTTATTAGATTATCAGATTCTCAGGGTGTTACTAGTGATATTGTCCTTACTGCAGGAACTGGATTATCCATTATTAAATCTAATAATGAAATTACATTTAACAATGATGTAACTGATACCACATATGGTATTTCTTCTGAAGCTGCTTCTGGATCTAACGCTACCTTTAGACTTACAGGAAGTAATGGTGTACTAGACAATATTACATTTGCTGGTGCTGACGGTCTGACCGTAGAGAACACAGACGCCAATACAATTACCTTTAGAGCACCTAACATTTCTACTCAGTTGTATACTGATGAGAAAGCACAAGATGCTATAGCACAGATGTTTGCAAATGGTACACATACAAACATCACATTCACATACGATGATGCCAGCAATTCTATCAGTGCTTCTGCTACTGGTGGCGGAGGAGGAGGTGGAACCACCTATGATTTATTAGGATCAAACACTACCAGTAATAATGCCATCATTACTCTTCGTGATGCTAATAATAATGATGATGATATTGAAATTGCTGGTAGTAATGGTACAACTGTATCATGGGATGGTGTCAACAAAAGAATCACTCTTGATAGCACAGCACCAGTTCAACCAGATTGGGATGCTACATCTGGACTAGGACAAATTCTAAATAAACCAAGCATTCCTTCAGCATATACACTACCTATTGCTACTGCTGGTGCTATAGGTGGTATTAGAGTTGGTGCTAACCTATCAATTGATCCATCTACTGGTGTTCTTGATGCTAATCCTGGTTCATACACATTACCAACAGCAGATGCAACAACTCTTGGTGGTATCAAAGTTGGTTCTGGTCTTTCTATTGATGGTAACGGTGTCTTAACTGCTACTGGTGGTTCTACCGTTCCACAAATCCAAGATTTATCAGGAACCACAGCGTCACTTGCTGATGACGCATCTGCTGAACTAAATATTACAGGTTACAAAGCCTATTCGTTATTCAAGATTACTACTGATGCAGAAGCATGGGTAAGAGTCTATGTAGATGATGCATCTAGAGATGCTGATACTACGAGAAGTGAAGGACAAGATCCTTCGCCAGGCAGCGGTGTTATTGCTGAAGTGAGAACGTCTGGAGCAGAGTCAATTCTGGTTTCACCTGGCATTATGGGATTCAATAACGACAATCCAAGAACGGATAACATTTACCTAGCAGTCACTAATAGAAGTGGCGCAGCAACTACAATTACAGTCACTCTAACAGCACTACAAATAGGAGAATAACAAAGATGGCAATTTTAAAGTCAGTCGTTGATGTCAATAACGGCAACACTGGTTGGGATAAGTCTGACGTACTTGACGCTTTAGAGACTGTGTTTGCCAACCTTGGATGGAA